GGCCGAGGTCTGGGGCCGCGTTTCGGCGCAGGCTGAAGCGCAGGCGGGGTAGCCGGTGGCCATGCCGCCCAACGGAATGGAAGGCGTGTCCCTGTCCTACGCCCTGGGCCTGCCGCCCAAGGACGCCATAAGCTACCTGGAATCCAAGGGCGCGCAGATCACCTTCGACTGGAAGGAGGTCTGGCAGAATGCCCAGGCCAAGGCCTTCACCGTGGCAGGCGTGGCCCGGCTGGACGTGCTGGAGGACATCCGGGGCGCGCTCAAGACGGCCCTGGCCGAAGGCAAGACGCAGAAGTGGTTTGCGCAGCAGCTGGAGCCCGTGTTGCGCGCCAAGGGCTGGTGGGGCAAGCGCGTGGAATCCGGCCCCTACGATCAGAAAGGCGGCAAAAGTCGCGTTGTCAAAATGGGCAGCCCGGCCCGGCTGAACCTCATCTACCGCCAGAACATGCAGACCGCCTACATGGCCGGGCGCTACAAGCAAATGCTGGAGAACGCCGACAACCGGCCCTGGTGGCGCTACGTGGCCGTGCTGGACCAGCGCACCCGCCCGGCGCACCGGCTGCTGAATGGCCGCACATTCCGCTTTGACGATGCGTTCTGGTCCAGCCACTACCCGCCCAACGGCTGGGGTTGCCGCTGCCGCGTGCAGGCGCTTTCAGACGTTGGCCTTGAGCGGGAAGGCCAGGTGGTGGAACTTGGCCAGGACCGCATGGTCACGCGCAACGTGGAGCTGGTGGACCGGCGCACGGGCGAGGCCAGCTTACGCCAGGTTACGGGCTACAAGACCGGCACGGCGTTGGATGCGCCCACAATCTGGACCGACCCCGGCTTTTCGTACAACCCCGGCCAGGCAGCCTATGGCCTGGACATGGAGGCCGCCCGGCGGCTGTCCCTGGTCACGGATACCGGCCTGCGCGCCCAGGCCGTGCAGGCGCTGAACGGCAACCCGGCCCGGCAACAGGCGTGGGAGAACTTTGCGCGCGGCGTGCTGGACACCCGGCACGGCGGAACTAACCAAGCTCAGGGCCAGGCCCAGGTGGTGCATTTCATGCGCGGCGAGGTGGCCCAGGCCGTGCGCGAGCTGGGCGGCGAGCCGGTGCAGGTGGTGACGGCCAGCGCTCGGCGCATCCTGCACGCAGGCAGCCCCCGGCATGTGGCGGCGGGCAGCGCCCCGGCGCGGGAGGACATCCTGCGCCTGCCGCAGCTGCTGGACGAGGCCACCGCCGTGCTATGGGACGCGAGCCACGCCAACCTGATCTACGTGTGCCCCAGCGACACGCCGGGCAAGGTGCTCAAGATCATGGTGGACACGCCCATGCGCCCCAAGGATGCCAAGGGCCTGGCCAAGCTGGGGCGCTTTGACGCGCTGGTCAATGTCATGGAGGTAGTGGAGGCGGACATTCGGCCCGTGGGGGATTCGCCGTACCGGCTGCTCTGGGCAAAAGAATAACCCCGTGGGGGCGGACTTGCACCGCATACCGGGTGGGGCCGTAGCCCCATCCGCCCGTTACTACCAGCTCCGGGCACGCCCACAGGGTCAAAGGAAGGATACCGCATGATCGAAATCGAAGTCAACATTGCCAGCTTGGCAACGGGCCTCACCCGCCTGGCGCAGCTGGGGCAAAACATGACGCCGCTGACGCGCGACCTGGCCGAGGTGCTGAAGGGCGCGACTGACCGCGCCTTCAAGGACGAGGTGGACCCGGCTACCGGGGAGAAGTGGCACCCGCTCTCGCCCGCCACCCTGGCGCGCCGGGCCAAGTCCGGGCACACGGGCTCCATCCTCCAGGTCTCCGGCCAGCTGGCCAGCAGCATCCAAACCGAGCACGGCCCGCACCATGCCGCCGTGGGCACCAGCAAGGTGTACGGCCCCACGCACCAGTTCGGCGCGAAGAAGGGCAGCTTCGGCACGGCCAAGCGCGGAGCACGCTCCGGCAGCCGCCGCAACCCGCGCAACTACACCGCGCGCGGCGGGGCAACCGTGGGCGGTTGGCTCTCCGGCCGGGCCCAGGGCGGCAGCATGGCCATCCCCTGGGGCGACATCCCGGCCCGGCCCTTCCTGGGCATCGGCAGGGAGGAAGACGCCGAAATCGAGGCCAGCGTGCGCAGGGCCGTGGGGCGGGCGCTAACGGGGGGGGAGGTGCGCGGGGTAGGCGTGTGTATGGATTAGGCTATTGCGGAAGTTCTAACGGGGTGCTAACGCAAATTTACAGCACTCATTTTCAAGGAGACACGTCATGTCTAAAGATGGTCCCGACAAAGCTAGCCCACTAACGGATGATGTGGTCAAAGCTGATGCCCATTGCAGCACGACTGATTCGGCAAAACAAGAATCTAGTTCACCCGCGAATACGGACTCCGTAGATTGGCTTGGTTGGCTAGTTTCTGGTGCTGTGGTTATGATCTGCAAACCAGTCATCGAAAATTTGTTAACACGGCTCAAGCATATCGGACCAGATGGGATGGATTTCTACCCGCCAGAGAAGAAAGAGACTCCTAATGCAGAGATGCCTGCTGTGAAGCAAGATAAGAATTCCTCGACTGCTAAAAGCCTCCCCGACTAGCGGCTTACTGAACACCTTCGTCCTGCACGCCTCTCTGCCTCCGAGGGCGACTGGCTCTCGGTCGGGCAGGAAAAATTAGTAAATGTTGGCTTGTGGATGGGGGAGACTATTTCTAGCGGGGCGCAAACGGCCTCTACCTGTATTTGATGGAGAGATCGCTATGACAAAAGGCAAGGTATCCCTAGAAACCCAGAATGTTGTTAAAGAAACAGCATTCAATGGGAAGGATGAACAAGGGCGCTTGACCTGTGGCATAGTCATGCCGATTTCCAGTATGCCTGACTGTCCAAAAGAGCATTGGTCAGAAGTTCGGAGAATCATTTCTGAGGCGGCAGAAAATGCAGGTTTTGAAGCGTCCCTCGTAAGTGCTGCGGACGAGACTACCGTCATCCAGAGGACAATTGTCCATCGTCTCTTTAAAGATGATATCGTAGTGTGTGACGTTAGTGCAAAAAATCCAAACGTCATGTTCGAACTTGGCCTCAGGATCGCATTTGGCAAGCCCGTTGTTGTAATAAAGGACGATGCAACAGAGTATTCTTTTGATGTTGCACCACTTGAACATGTTATTTACCCACGAAGTCTGCGGCATTTTAGAATTGTTGATTTTGTAAAGGAGCTTTCTGTAAAGATTTCAAGAACGTATGGTGCATCACTAAAGAATGACCATGTCCCTTTCATAAAGGCGTTTGGAGAGATAAATACGATAGACTTGGTTGGGAAAAGTATTACTGCTGAGCAAGCACTGCTCACTCAAAATATGGACATTCTTGATGAAATGCGCCAAATTCGTTCAGCATTAAGCAACTCCATCACGAATCGGGCCTATGGATTTGCAAGAAAGCCTGGTGACATAGTAAAATTATTTAGAAGAAACTATGATGACAAGGGTGCTGCATGGATAGAGGCAGCACAGCCATTGGAAGAAACCCCTGCTGGGGCAAAAGTTGTTTTTTCTGATCAAGAAATAATTCGAATTGTATCAGAATCCGTAAACTCTTATATGCGCGAGCAGAACATACAAAAGCTGTCGGACTCAGATGTCAAAATGATCGTTCAAAATCTACCACTTCTGTTACTTCAAGCATGTTCGCCAAAGGAATTGGCGCAGCACGTGAGGATTGTAGAGATGCTTGGCTAGGCAATAGCCTACCTACTGAACCCCTTCCTCCTGTCTCACGCCCCCGTGCCACCGTAAAACCGGTGGCATGAAGCGCAAGCCCACCATACCAGCAAACAACGTCGCCCACCTGGCCATGCCCCTTTCGGGGGGCGTGGCTTTGGCTGTTGGCGTTTCGCCCCTTGGAAGCCCCGAGGGTGCCATGCCCGAGGGAATGAACGCCCAGCTCTTCCCGGATGGCTCCTTTGCCGCGCGCGATGGCCGCCCGGCCAGCCTCACCGAGGGCGCACTCACCGCTTGGCGCATGGACGAAGGTATCGCCGCGCCCCTGGCCGCGCTGGTAGCCGCGCGGGAAACGCCCCTCGCCGTGGACTACGAGCACCAGCTGCTGCTGGCCAAGCAAAACGGCAAGCCCGCCCCGGCCTCCGGGTGGATCGCCGCCGTCACCCACGTGCCCGGCCGGGGCCTCTTCGCCGCCGTGAGCTGGACCGCCAAGGCGCGCGAACACATCTCCGCCGACGAATACCGCTACATCTCCCCCGTCTTCCGCTTCGACAAAGCCACCGGCGCGGTGCTCGAAATATTGAGCGTCGCGCTCACCAACAACCCGGCCCTGGACGGCATGGACGCCGTGGCCCTGGCCGCGCTGTTCCCTTCAACCACTACCGCAACCGCAACGCCCACCCAAACCAAGGAGACAGACATGGACGAACTGTTGGTATGCCTGCGCGGGCTGTTCAACCTGCCCGCAACCGCCGGGCTGGAGGAAGTCAAAGCCCCACTGGCCAAACTTCAGGCCCAGCTCGGAAGCGCTGATGCCGCTGCCAGCGTGGACCTGCTGGCCGTGCTCACCGGCACCCAGGAGAAGGACGCGCAGATCGCTACCCTGACCGCTCAAGTTGCGAACCCGGACCCGGCCAAGTTCGCGCCCGTGGCCGCGCTCACCTCCTTGCAGCAGGCCAACGCCGCGCTCCAGGCCAAGGTGGCCGAGCTGACCAGCGCCGGAAAGCAGGGCCAGGTGGACAGCCTGGTGCAGGCCGCCCTGGCCGACGGACGCCTGACCCCGGCCCTGGAAAGCTGGGCGCGTGAGCTGGGGGCCAAGGACGAGGCCGCGCTTTCGGCCTTCCTCACCGCTGCCGCACCCGTGGCCGCCCTCGGCTCCATGCAGACTGCCCATGCGTTTGCAGGGCTGCCGGGCGGCGCGCCCCCGGCCAGCGGCACCGCCGCGCTGTCCACAGAGGAAGCCTACGCCGCCGAGCAGCTCGGCATGTCCCACGACGAATTCAAACAGGCCAAGGAGGGCAAGTAATGGCCATCATCACCCCCGCACTCATCGCCGCGCTCATGACCGGCTTCCGGGCCGAGTACCAGCGCGTCTTCGGCGAAACCCCTTCCGACTGCGCCGCCGTGGCCACCACGGTGCCGTCCAGTTCCAAGTCCAACACCTACGGCTGGCTTGGCCAGTTCCCCCAGCTCATCGAGTGGGTGGGCTCCCGCGTGGTGAAGGACATGGCCGCCCACGGCTATTCCATCACCAACAAGCTGTTTGAGGGCACGGTGGGCGTGCCGCGCACCGACATCGAGGACGACGAGGTGGGCGTGTACAAGCCGCTCTTCGGCGAGATGGGCCGCGCGGCCAAGACGCACCCGGACGTGCTGATCTTTGCCCTGCTCAAGGCTGGCCTCACCACGCTCTGTTTCGACGGGCAGAACTTCTTCGACACCGACCACCCGGTCTATCCCAACGTGGACGGCACCGGCGTGGCCGAAACCGTGGCCAACTACCAGGCGGGCACCGGCGAGCCCTGGTTCCTGCTGGACTGCTCGCGCGTGCTCAAGCCGTTCATCTTCCAGGAGCGCACCAAGCCGGAAATGACCGCGCTCACCGACCCCAAGGACGAGAAGGTGTTCGACACCGACACCTATCGCTTTGGCACGCGCTACCGCTGCAACGTGGGCTTCGGCTTCTGGCAGCTGGCGTACATGAGCAAGGCCGAGCTGACCTCGGACAACTTCAACGCGGCCTATGCGGCCATGTGCGGCTTCAAGACGGACGGCGGCCGCCCCCTGGGCGTCCGGCCCACGCTCTTGGTGGGCGGGCCGACCCAGCGCACCAAGATTCTGGAAATCGTCAAGTCCACCCGCCTGGCCAACGGCCAGGACAACATCAACCAGGGCGTGGTTGAAGCCCTTGTGACGCCCTGGCTGGCGTAAGGAGGCGCGCTCATGGCGAAGGTCATCCGCATCAATGCCCAGCCCCACGCGACGGGCGGGCGCTTCTGCCGCGCTGGCCGGTGCTTCGGCACCGTGCCCACGGAGCTGGCCGAGGACGAGCTCACCCCCGAGCAGCTGGCCGCACTCCAGGCCGAGCCCATGCTCGTGGTGGAGGTCGCGGAAGTCCTGGAGCCGACGCAGGCCCAGATCAATGCCGAAGCCAGGGCCAAGGCTGATGCTGACGCCAAGCCCGCCGCCAAGGCCGACGCCAAGCCCGCCGCCAAGGCCGACGCCAAGCCCGCCGCCAAGGCCGACGCCAAGCCCGCCGCCAAGGAGGGCGGCAAGTAATGGTCTACGCCACCGTTGCTGATCTTCTCGCGGCTTTCGGCGAGCAGGAGGTGATAGCCCTGACCGACCGCGAGGAGCGGATAGATTCCGACAACGTCGGCACGGTGGACGCCGCCGTCGCGCTGGAGGCCCTGGAGCGGGCCTCCAGCGAGGCGAACACATATCTGGCTGCCCGCTATCAGCTGCCGCTTTCCAGCACGCCCAAAGCATTGGTGGCCGTGGTCTGCGACATGGCGCGCTACCGTCTCACCGGGGGCGAGACCACGGAGACCACGCCCATTGCCACCCGCTACCGGGCGGCGGTGGCCTGGCTGAAGGACGTTGCCGCTGGCCGGGCCGTACTGCCCGACGTGGCGGCCACTCCCGCCGGGGGCGGGGTGGAGTTCAATACTGGCCGCCGCGACTTCGCCCGCGTCTACACGGAAACCGAGGAAGCGTGATGCCCGACATCGACACCATAGAGGACGCCATCAAGGCGCGTATCGCCGAGGCCGGGCTGCCGTACCTGCGCACCGTGGCCACCTACGGCGGCGAACTGGACGATGCCCTGGACCAGGCCGTGCGGAAGTTCCCAGCCGTGTGGGTGGCCTTCCAGGCCGAGGGTGAGGGCCAGCCGCTGAACACGGCCAAGAGTGTGTACCGCGTCCCGGCCGCATGGGTGGTGCTGGTGGCCGCGCGCAACCTGCGCAACGAGGCAGCCACCCGCAAGGGCGACAAGGTGCATGTGGGCACCTACCAAATGTTGAAGGATGTGCGGGCGCTCTTGGCCGGGCAGGACTTCGGCCTGGCCATCGACAACCTGCGGCCCGGCCGCGTGCGCAGCATGGTCAACGCACGGTTCCAGGCCCAGGGCGTGAGCGTGTACGCCATGGAATGGCACACCAAGTACGACTACCGCGTGACCGCGCTCGGAACGGACGTGAGCCCGGCCCAGGCCGCCAGCCTGCCGGAGCTTTCGGGCCTTGGCATAAACTACCATCTTTGGCCCGACGACGGCGTCGCCGACGCCGTGGACCTCATCACCCTGCAACAGGGCCGCCCATAGGCCCAGCGCCAAAAGGAGAACACCATGCTCGTCAAAGCCGCCCCTGGGCTGAAGGTGCCCAGGGAAGACAAACCCCGTGTGTACATCACCGACGCCAAGGCCGTGGACGTGCCGGAGAGCGTTTACTACCGGCGCTGCCTGGCCCAGGGCGACCTGGTTCCTGCGGAACAGTCCGCCAAAAAGGCCGGCGCGAAGCCGACCACCGGAGGGGAGTAACCCATGGCCAGTGAGAACATCCGCTTTGACCATATCTCGGCTTCCATCCGCAAGCCGGGCAAGTATTTCGAGTTCAACACCAAGCTGGCTGTGCGCACCCTGCCCGCCAATGACCAGCGCGTCCTGTGCATCGGCCAGCGCCTGGCCAGCGGCTCCGTGGCGGAGCTGACTGCCGTCCAGGTCTTCAGCGACGCCGAGGCCGCCGCCAACTTCGGCGAGGGCTCCATGCTGCACCGCATGGTGCGGGCGGCCATCCGGGCCTACCCGTACATCGACATCACCTGCATTGCCCTGGACGACGCCGCCGCTGGCGTGGCCGCCTCGGGCACCATCACCGTCACCGGCCCGGCCACGGGCACGGGCGTTGTCACGCTGCGCGTGGGCACGGAGCTGGTGCAGGTGGCCGTGGCCAGCGGCGACACCGCGACGGAAATCGCGGCGGCGCTGAAGGCCCAGGCCGATGAACAGCCGGACCTGCCCGTGGCTTTTGCCGCCAATGCCGGGGTGCTCACCATCACCGCCCGGCACAAGGGCGCGCACGGCAACGGCATCAAGCTGGCCGCCAGCAGCTCCGCCGCAGGCGTGGCCGCCGTGGCCACGGCCATGACCGGCGGCGAGGTTGACCCGTCCATAACCGACCTGCTGGCCCTGGTGGCCGACGCGGGGCACAACCTGCTCATCACCCCCTACACCGACCAGGTGAACCTGCTGGCCCTGCGCGAGCACCTGGACTTCGTGGGCGGCCCGCTGGAACAGCGCGGAGCCTGCGGCGTGTATGCCCTGGTGGGCACCCTGGCACAGGCCACCACCCTGGCCGGGAGCGTGAACAGCGGGCGTATCTCGGGCGCGGCCATTAACGGCGTGTATCGCCTGCCCTGGGAAGTTGCAGCGGGCGCGGGGGCCGTGGTGGCCAGCGAGGAAGACCCGGCCCGACCGCTCAACGGCCTGCCCATTGTGGGCATGGACGTGCCGGACATCGGCAAACGCTGGACGCGCACCGAGCAGGAAGTGCTGCTGAAAAACGGCGTTATGCCCCTGGAAGTGGGAGCGGACGGCACCAGCGTGCAGATCGTCCGGGCCATCAGCACCTACACCAAGGACGGCCAGGGCATTCAGGACGTGAGCCTGCTGGACCTGACCACCATCCGAACCCTGGACTACACGCGCAAGGCGGTGCGCACGCGCCTGGCCCTGCGCTTCCCGCGCGAGAAGCTGACCACCCGCACCGAGGCGGCAGTGCGCAGCGAGGTGCTGGACGTGCTGTTCAAGCTGGAGGCCCTGGAGATCATCGAAAATGTGGAGGCCAACAAGGACAAGCTCATCATTGAGCGCGACCTCCAGGACGCAAACCGCCTGAACATTCGCATCCCCGTGGACGTGGTCAACGGCCTGCACGTCATTGCGGGCGTTATCGACCTGTACCTGTAGGCCCAACTCTAACGCAACCCTGTAACCCAGACGGAGGCCAGACATGGCGCTGACGGAATACCTGGGGGCCATCATCCTTGAGGTGGATGGCAAGGAAATCGAAGTGGAGTCCGTGGACGTGGACCACAAGAGTGGCCGCAGCCTGGTCAAGACGATGAACCGCAAGGGCAAGCCCAGCGGCTATTCCGAGGGCGTGCATGAGTGGTCGCTGAAGATCACCGCGCCCATTCCCAAAACCGGCGCGCCGGATTGGGACAAGATCACCGGGGCCAAGCTGACCGTCTTCCCCGTGAGCGAAGGCGGCCAGCGTGAAACCTATGTGGACTGCGTGTCCCTGGGCGATTCGTACAAGTACTCGGTCCAAGGCGAGGCCAAGGTCGACGTGACCCTGGCCGCCATGGACCACATCAAGGAGTAGGCCATGGGCACCACCGAAAAAGGAACCCTGCGCTATGGCGTGGAAGTGGACGGCGTGCGGCACAAGGACTTCGAGCTGCGCCTACCCACCATGGCGGACGTGGAGGATGCCCTGGAGGCGGCGGGCGAAGGCGCGTGCCAGGCCCGCGTGAACCGCCATGTATGGGCGCGCACCCTCACCAAGCTGGGCACGTTGCCGCCGGAGGAGATCACCCCCGAGTTGTTGGGAACCCTGGCGGACACTGAATACGGCCTGCTTTCCGCCGCCGAGGAGTCCCTGCGGGGAAAGCTCGCAGCCGCGAGCGCCAGCTCCGCGAGCTAAGGCTCGTCCAACTGGCGTTGACGCGGCACGGCTTCAGCCTGGCCGATATCCGGGGCCTCACCGCCCCGGAGGCCAGGGCCTACATTGAACTGCTGTCCGAGGCCGCCGCCGGAAAGGGTGGGAACGGCAAGCGGCACGTGAACCAACGAATGAAAAGGCGCAGGTAGCCCATGCCGGACATGGAAATGCAAGTCACGCTCAAGCTGCGCGACCAGATGAGCGCCGAGAGCACCCAGGCCCTGGAGAAGGTGGTCAAGGGCGCACGTGCCACTGGCGCGGCGGTGACGGAGTCCGGCAAGGCCACGCAAGCCGCAGGCCAGGCGGCGGTGGAGGCAGGCCGGGCGTCGCAGCAGGCGTCGCGTCAATCCGCCAAGGCCATCGGCGAAGTCACCCGCGCGACGCAGGACGCCACCGCCGCAACCCGCCAGATGGGCGATGCAGTTACCTCCTTGGGCCATAAGGAGCGGGGCGTCCTGGGCCTGGTGGGCCGCCTGCGCCAGGTGGACCAGTTTGCGCGCCGGGCCACCCAGGGTTTGGCCAGCGCTGCCCGCGAGGCCGGGCGGCTGGGCCGGAGCGTGGTCCAGGCCGGTGCGGCCCTGGCCGCAGGCGGCTACGTGGCGGGCCGGGCCCTGGCCAAGCCCGTGGCCTTTGAACACCGCCTGGCGCAGATGTCCAACACCGCCTTTGCAGAGGAAGGCGTGGCAGGCCGCCGCGCGGGCATGGGTAAGCTGCGCGAGGCCGTGGACCTGGCCGTGCGTCAGGGCGGCGGCACGCGCGATGAGGCAGCTGAGGCCCTGGACAAGATGCTGGCCAGCGGTGCCATCAAGACGCAAGACGCCATGCGCCTGCTGCCCGTGCTCCAGAAGTTCGCCACGGCCAGCGGCGCGGGCACGGGCGACCTGTCCGACATCGCCATACGCGGCATTCAGCAGGGCTTCTTCAAGCCCGAGCAGGTGGGCCAGGCCCTGGACAAGGCCCTGGTGGCCGGACAGATGGGCGGCTTTGAGCTGAAGGACATGGCCCGCTGGCTGCCGCAGATGATGGCCAATGCAGCGGGCATGAAGAGCATGCCCGGCTTCGAGCGCATCCTGGCCAGCGCCCAGGCCAGCGCCATCACGGCGGGCAGCAAGGACCAGGCGGGCAACAACCTGGTCAACCTGCTGCAAAAGCTGAACAGCCAGGACACGGCCCAGGACTTCAAGAAGCAGGGCATCGACCTTTCCGGCACCCTGGCCGCCGCGCGGGAAAAGGGCATGCTGCCACTCGACGCCTTTGTCCAGCTCCTCGACACGCAGGTGGTGGGCAAGGACAAGAAATTCCAGGCGCTGAAGGCGCGGGCAGCCACGGCCCAGGGCGGCGAAAAGGCCGAGACCCTGGGGGCCATGGCCGACATCCTCCAGGCCTCGGCCATCGGCAAGGTGGTGCAGGACCGCCAGGCCATGCTGGCCCTGGTGGCTGAAATGACCCAGCGCGGCTACATCCAGGACGTGCTGGGCGGCATGGGCAAGGCCGCAGGCGCTGGCAAAACCAGCTTTGATGTGGTGGCTGGCACCACGGATTTCAAGCTCCAGCAGGCCATGAACGAGAAGGACATGGCCGCTTCCCGCGTGCTGGACAACGTGTCCGGTCCGCTAGGCAACGTGGCCACCACGGCCGCCAGCCTGGCCCGCGAATTTCCCGGCCTAACCACCGCCGCCTTTGCTTCTGCCACGGCTCTTTCCGCTCTGGCCGCGTCTGCCGGTGTTCTGGCCGGGGGCCGCATGCTCTTTGGCGGGGGGGCCGCCGCCGCGACCGGCGCAGGCGCTTCCGGTGCCGCTGGCGCAGCAACTGCCGCGCTGGGCCGGGGCAAGGTGCTGGGCCGGTTCATGGGCGGCTTTGGCCGCCGCGCCGGTGGGCTGGCCGCCCTGGGCTTCGCCGCCTGGGACGTGGCCGCCACGGAAACGAGCGGCCTTTCGCGCAACGAGAAGAACGCCGCCCACATGGGCACAGCCGGAGGCGCTGCTGGCGCGTGGGCGGGTGCCGCAATGGGTGCCAAGGCAGGCGCGGCCATCGGCACAGCCTTTGCGCCCGGCCTGGGCACGGCCATTGGCGGCATCGGTGGCGGGCTTGTCGGTGGCGCTCTCGGTTATTGGGGCGGCCACAGCCTGGGCAAGAAAGCGGGCGAGGTGCTGTTCGGCGGGAATGAAACCGTGGTGCGCAACGAGATCAAGCTCATTGCCGATGGCCGCGAACTGGCGGCCGTGGTCAACGAGGTCAACAGCCGCCAGGCGCAAAGGCACTAGGGGGCGGTTATGGCCTGGAAAGATACACTGCTGCCCGCCAGCTTCCGGGGCGTGGGTTTTGAGGTGCTGCGCACCCGCGACCATGGCGAACGAGCCGTGGTGGAGCACGAGTACCCCTACCGCGACGGCTCCGAGGTGGAGGACATGGGCCGCAAGGCCCGGCGCATCAGCATCACCGCCGTTGTGTGGGGCCCCGCGTATGAGGCCGCGCTGGAGAAGCTGGGCAAGGCCCTGGACGAACGCGGCCCCGGCGAGTTGGTGCATCCGGTGTTCGGCCCTGTGCGCGCCCAGGTCATCAGCTGGGACATCCCGCACGAGGCCGAGCGCCCGAACTACGCCGAGGTGGCCCTGGAGTTTGTGGTGGCCGGGGCGGACAACCCGTTCTTTTCCCGCGCCTGGCCCAAGGTGGACGCCAAGGCCGACACCGCCCGCGCCGGGGCAACCGGTGTGCTGGCGCAGGCCGTGGCCAAGAGCAAGAATGCCAACGCCATGGTGCGCGCCGGGTTGAGCAGCCTGGCCGGGCTCAAGGCCGAGGCCAGCGGTGTTGTCACCAGCGGCAGCAGCATCCTCACCGGCCCGGCATCCTGGGCGGCGGACGCGGCCAGCCTGGTGCGGGGGATTGTGGATTTGCGGTCCTTCAGCTCCAGCTCGCTCCTGCCGGATTTTCAGGGCGTCCTGACCTCGTTGACCTCGGTGATCCTATTGCCGTCCGCCTCTACCGGGACAAGTCCCAGCGGCGGGCAGTTCTCTTGGGCGCAGGCCACGGCCACCCCCGAAGCGACGACAACGGCCCCTGTCCAGGGCCCGGAGCTGGACACCGCCGCCGCCCACGTGCTGGCCGAAACCGCCCTGGGCGTGGCCGAGGCCGCGCAGATTGTACTGGAGTCCGAGGCTATCACCCCCACCCTCACCCCGGCGGAGGTTGAGACCGTGGCGGCCAGCTCGCGCGAGCTGCTGCAACAAAGCATCGACACGTACCGCCAACTGTACCCGGTGGAACAGGCCCGGCCCGTCACCGAGCCCCTGAAGGACGTTGCCCTGGCCGTGCAGGAATCCGCCACCGCCGTCCTTGAGGCCCGGCCGCCCCTGGTCACGCACACCGTGGCCGCGCCCGCCTGCCTGCGGCTCGTTGCCCACCAGCTTTACGGCGACCACACCCGCGCCTTGGAGCTGTACCGGTTAAACACCCCGCGCGACCCGAACTTTCTAACGCCCGGCCAGGAGTTGAAGGTCTATGCCAGCTGAAGCCGCCCCCGACACCGTGGGCCTGGTCGTGGGCCTAGTTATTGACGGGCACGAGCACAGGGATTGGGAACGCTGCGAGGTGGACTCGGACCTGCTCACCCCGGCCGACGGCTGGCGCGTGAGCCTCGGCCTGCCGGAGAATCAGGGCCGCACTGCCGTGCCTGCCTACGTGCGCCGCTGGGCCCCGGCCACCCTCACCCTGGGCGGCCAGGTGATTATGCGCGGCCGCATCGACTCCGTGGAATCCGACGTGGGCAAGGCCGAGCACACCCTGTCCATTACCGGGCGCGACCTGGCCGCCGTGCTGGTGGACTGCTCGGCCCCGGTGTTCGTCGCGCGGCAGTGCAGCCTGGACGAGATCGTGGCCAAGATGGTGCGGCCGCTTGGCATCACGAAAATCCGGGTCAGCGCCGGGGCAACCCTGCACGACAAGATTTCCGTGGACCCCGGCATGACCGCCTGGGACGCACTTCAGCGCGTGTGCGAGCAGAACGGCTGCTGGCCGTACTTCGCGCCGGACGGCACGCTGGTCATTGGCGGGCCGGACTACTCCGACGCCACCAACCCGGCCGTGGGCCAGCTCATTATGCGCTGGGACGGCAAGGGCAACAACGTGCTGCGCCTGTCCGAGAAGAAGGGCATTCAGGAATACTACAGCCAGGTCACGGTGCTGGGCCAGGCTCACGGCTCGGAACACACCACCGGGGAACACAACATCCGCGCCACGGCCAAGGACAGCGCGGCGGATTTCCATAGGCCCAAGATCGTGGTGGAGGCGGACTGCGAGAACGTGGGCCATGCCCAGCGCCGGGCGCGCAAGATTGTCGCGGACGGCAAGCTGGCCGCCTACGAGATCCACGCCCGCGTGCGCGGGTACCGTGTGCTTGGCGCGGCAGGTATTGGCGGCGCTCCCCTGTGGACGCCCGGCCAGCGGGTGCGAGTGCTCTCCGAGCCCCACGGCATCAACGACGTGTTCTACCTCATGCGCCGCACCTTCCTGTGCGGCCGTGGTGAAGGCCAGGTCACGGAGCTGACGCTCAAGCCGGATGGCTTGTGGCAGCCGGACGTTGGCCACCACAAGCGGCACAAGTACAAGGCCAAGGCGGGCGCAGGGGGATAGTCGACCTATGATGGATGTTCTGAAGCGCTACGTTGACCGCAGGCTGGCTGGCATCCGTCACGCCTTCCGCGCGCGGCTCTCGTCCCTGGGCAAAGGCGCGGCCATGCAGCTGGTCCAGGCCGAGGCGCTGTCCGGCGAGACCTTGCAGGCGGCAGAGCTGGCCCAGCACTTCGGCTTCACTAGCGGCCCCCCGGCGGGAACACAGCTCATCGTGCTGCCCCTGGGCGGGAGCACCACGCACAGCGTCATCATCGCCACGGAGAACGGCGCGTACCGGGTGGATGTGCAGAGCGGCGAGGCCTGCATCTACAGCCAGTGGGGCGACAAGGTGCATCTGAAGCAAGAGCGCATCGAGGTGGAAACCAAGACGCTGCACTTTAAGGCCAGCGAGCAGGTAATATTCGAGACGCCCGCGCTGTCCATGCAGGGCGTGGGCGGCGGTGCGGCGGCGGCCACCTTCACCGGCACCCTGCACACCACGGGCGCTATCACTTCCGACGGCGACCACGTGGCGGGCGGCGTCTCCCTTGAACACCACACCCACCCCGGAGACAGTGGTGGGACAACGGGGGAGGCTAACGCATGAGGCTATTGCGATTGCGGGCTGTTTATCAGTGAGGCTTTGTCCGAGCGCGAAGCTTCCTTACCAACCCATAGTGTAGCATTAACTTTGTTCCCTTTTTAAAAGGCAAGTCGTTGTCTTTGTACTTAAATATCCATCTGTCTGACGTATCTACCGTTCCAATAACGCTAAAATCAAACAGTAGTTTTACTATTTCGTCTGCTGAAATAGCGTTGTCCTCACAGTATTTGCTAACAACAATATCGTCGAGTAAAGCATCCGTGCATTGCGAGTAATCAAATATTGTGCGCCCTAACGTGCTCAGCGACATTACTGCCTCGACATAGCACGGAAGATGTGCGCACATCTCATCTTTTAACTCATTAAATAGCCATGATGAATAACGATTCTCTGCAAGTTTAACATCTCTAAACTTAAGTATACCAGTGTTGCACTCTTGTTTGCAATATTTCAAAAATTTAATAACATCACGAGGTCGTTCATATGTCCTATTTATAATATATTTCCAGACAGTCTCCACCTTCCTTGGCAATTCTCTGTCCTTGTCTGAAACGACATCAGTCCAATTTATATTACTTCCGAGAGATGCAACAATTCTTGCATTTGCAATATCAATAAGTTTGCACTGTGAACCACTAAATTCGGACCAGTCCAAACGAACAATGTAATCATCCAACTTATTTAAATCATTGTCATGCAACCTATTGTAAATGTCAGCCCTCAGCATTAGCAACGGTCTAAATGAAATCGTAGATGAGCCTAGCTCCAATGACAGCACTTCAATAGCTCTCAACAGTGCAAGCAATATTAATCGAAGGCTAGTATCTTTCGCATTATATCCTTCATCGAGCTCGTCAAAGAACAAATAGTATACACTATCCGTACGTATACATTTTATATCATCTAGCAACTTTTTTGTTGCTTTACTAAAATGAACATTTGTTGTTACTGATTCAGATTTTCCTCCATTGTATTCTAAATACTTTAATGCAACTTTCAGTTTATTTTCTGTCAGCGTTGTTATGCAGTGCGTGACGCCAATATCGTTTCCAGGAAAATTGCGCTCAACAAAATCGTTAAGCCTGAGCATCGCTTCCTGCTGTTCGCATGACATATCTTTCTTTAGTAAACTTACAAGAGCCATGCATATAACGAATTTCCATGCCTCGACGAACTTTGACTTATCTCTATATTTGCTGTCGCCCAGCTCACGAAAATCGTTTACCGGAAAGTCTTTTAGGCTTACATCTTCGCAGAACCAATTATGTTTGGACTCAGCATCTATTCGAATTTTTTCTGCAATTGCAGTTTTGCCAGACCCTTTTCTGCCAATTATATATCGATACTTGCCGCTTGTAATAGACTCCATTGCGGGAATTTTAACAAAATACTGCGCGAGATTGATGTCACCACGAGACTCGTCTTTACCCCATTCAATGTCCTTGAAGTTCATCATGCCCCCCTCGCGTTCCATTAGTTTATAACAGGTTGCTTGATCTATTTCAACCCACTGAACCCCTTCAGCCTGTCCTCTCCCCCCGCCGCCACTAAGGTGGCGGCATGGCGGACGCACTCCTTGATTCCATAAGCGGCGATTACGCCCTTGCCTACGGCACGCTTGTCCCGGACCCGGCGCGCGGCTTGGCCAACGCCGTGTACCTGCGCCTCAAGACACCGCTGGGCTCTTATTGGGCGGACGCAACCCTGGGCTCGCGCCTGCATGAGCTGGTGCGGGAAAAGGACGTGGCCCGCGTGGCCATCCTGGCCAAGGCATACGCCGAGCAGGCGCTGCAACCCTTGCTTGACGACGGGCGCGCCCTGGCCATCGCCGTGGGCACCGAGCGCCAGCATGACGGGCGGCTCGGCCTGGCCGTGCGCGTGACCGACGCGGGCGGACGCGAACACCTGTTCAACCACTACGTGAGGGTGCTCTAATGTCGTTCGAGACCCCGGACCAGGCGGCCATAGCGGCGGGCATCCTGCGCGACATTTCCAACCAGCTGCCCGAGGCCGCCACAAGCGTGGACTCGGACTTCGGCGTGCGCGCAAACGCCACGGGCGGCGCTGTTGAAGGCCTGTACCAGCACCAAGTGTGGATTGCGCGCCAGACATTCCCGGACACGGCGGACACGGACATGCTGGAGAAGCACGCCAGCCTGCGCGGCCTGACCCGCAAGCGGGCCACCACGGCCCAGGGCACCGCCACGTTCACCGGCACGCCCGGCGCGGCCATCCCCCTGGGTACCGAGGCCAAGACGCTGGCCGGGCTGGTGCTCATCACCAACGAGGCGTCCATCATAGGGGCGGGCGGCACGGCCATTGTGCCGGTGCAGGGCGGCGCTGCCGGGGTGGCATACAACCTGGCCGCAGGCACCGGCCTCACCCTCACCAGCGCGCCCGCTGGCGTGCAGGGCGCGGCCAGCCTGACAACGGCCACCACGGGCGGCACGGACGCCGAGACGAACGCCGGGCTGTTGGCGCGGTTGCTCGACGTGCTGCGTAACCCGCCCGCCGGAGGGAACAAGGCCGACTGGCGGCGCTGGGCCATGGAGGTGGACGGCGTGACTGCCGCCTATGTGTTCCCGCTGCGCCGGGGCATCGGCACCGTGGACGTGTGCGTCACCTCCGGCGGCGGCCTGCCCTCGGAGGAGATCCTCGCCGCCGTGCGCCTGCACCTGGACGTGGAGCGGCCCACCGCCGTGCGCAATTTCGCGGTCTTCGGCCCGGAGCTGCTGCCTGTGCCTGTCCATGCGCTGGTGCGGCTCTCCGGCCTGACCCTGGAGCAGGCGCAAACCCTCATTGAAGCGGCGTTGAACACCTATTTCAACACCCTGGAGCCGGGCGACCTGGTCTACCTGTCGCGCATCGAGACGGCCATCTCCGGCGTGTCCGGCGTGGTGGACCGCGCGGTGACGGCCCCGGCGGCCAACGTGGGCATCACGGCCACGCAGTGGGCGCGCCTGGGCGTCGTGACCCTGGAGGTTATGCCGTGAACATCTCAATGACCCATGCGTCCCTGCTGAAGCTGCTGCTGCCGCCCGTGGCCTATGCCCCTTCGGGGGCTGTGCTCACGGCCAGCATTGAGGCCGAGGGCGCGGCCCTGGACCGGGCGCACACGCTGGCCAGCTACGTGCTGGAGGCCATCAGCCCGGCCGGGGCGGGCGGCCTGTGGCTGGCGGATTGGGAGCGCGTGCTGGGCCTGCCGGACGAATGCGCGGGGGGCTTAAGCCAGACCATGGCCGAGCGCATCGCCGCCGCCATGTCCAAAATGCGTGAGCGCGGCGGCCAGAGCCGGGCCTACTTCATCGGCGTGGCCGCTGCCCTGGGCTACGCCATCACCATTGAGGAGCACGACGCCTTCACCTGCGAAACGGCCTGTGACCAGCCAATATTCGACGAGGATTGGCGCTACGCCTGGACCGTGCGCGCGCCCGAGACAACGGTGCGCGAGTTCACTTGCGGTTCCGGCTGCGCCGACCCCCTGGTCAGCTGGGGCAATGCGCTCCTGGAGTGCGTGCTTTCGCGCCTCAAGCCAGCGCATACGCACCTCACCTTCACTTACGGCCACAACTAACCGGAGGACAGCATGCAACGTGTCAGCACCGCCACCGCCGTGGCGCAAAAGCCCGCCTATGCGACCGGCGGCGAGCCCGGCTACTTCACCCAGGGCGACCCGGTTCAGGGCCTTCCCGCCACCGTGCCCGGCCAGGACTTCCTGAACCGTATTCAGGAGGAAATCTGCAACGTCATCCTGGCCAGTGGCAGACAGCTCGACGGCGCGGACGACACCCAGTTGGTCAGCTCCATCATGGACATCATCGCCGCCCATGCGCCCACCATCGGCCCGGCCAGCACCACCGAGGCGGGCATTGTGGAGCGGGCCACCGCCGAGGAAGTCATCGCCGGGGAGGACGCCGCGCGGTACGTCTGCCCTGCGGACCTCATGGCCGCTCTGGTGGCCGGGCTTGCAGGCGTGGCCCGCGTGGGCGCGGTGAACGCCTACACCCGCCAGCAGTATGCCGCGCTGGTCTCGCGCGTTGGGGCCAGCGGAGCCCAGGCCGTGGACTGCGACCTGCACCAGGCCCTGGCCATCAACGCCACGGGCAACCTGGTTCTGGACGCTCCCACGAGCATGGAAGCGGAGAAGTGGGTCACGCTGCGTTTCTACTCGGCCAGCGCGGCCACCATCAGCTGGGACTCGGCCTGGAAGGGGGGCTCCACCATGGCGCTGCCTACGGCACTCACGGCGGGCAAGTGGCTGACCTGCGCCTTTGTGTGCTTTGGCAGCACTATGCAGCTCATGGGCATGATCCAGGAGGCGTAGCATGCACCTGTCTCTGCTGCACCAACTCGGCGGCAAGCCTGGGCTTAAGGCTGTGCCACAGGGCCAGGGGACCCTCATTGGCAACATGACCAACTACAACGGCCTCGCTGCCGCCTTCGATGGGGCATGGAACGTCGGGCATTATCCAACTTCTGCGGGCGTCAACGCCAGCAGCGGCGTGGTGGGGAAGGATTGGGGCGCGCCCAAGGTCGTGCTTGGCTTCAAGGCAGGCAGCACCTCGGACAGGGGCTGGGCCTATGCAGGCTCCGGCAATGTGGTCCTGTCATTGCTCGGCGGCAATGTGAATGACGCCGCATCTGCCGTCAACCTTGGCAGCTCCGTGCCAAAGGCCAACATCGTTTCAGACACCATCGAGATGTACGACTGCAACCCCTCTCAGACGCCGTACCGATACCATTGGCTGAAGGTCGAGATGACCGGCGGGGCAACCGTCGTCTACATTTGCGAATGCGAATTCTACGAAATCCGCTGGATTTAGGAGCACCACATGAACACGTACCGCTACCCCGCAAACGCGATCATCAACGGCCATGTCTTGGCCGCGCCCACCGTGCTGGCCCCCTGCCTCGTCACCATCGACGGCATCACGCACGGCCCGGAGATTTGCGCGCTATGGACGCCGGAGGCGCTGGCGGCCCTGGGCATCAAGCGCGTGGTGGAGGACGCCCTGCCCGTGGACGAGCATGGCTGGCCGTACCTGCCGGGCGAGCCGGTGGATGTGGAGGGGGAGACGGAGATTCTGCGCAGCTTCCCCAACGCCGTGCCGGACGTGGAGGGCAGCGCGGCCAACCTAGCGAACCTGGCCTCCGCCGTGCGGGCCGAACGTGGCGTGCGCATTGCTGCCTGCGATTGGACACAATTGCCGGACGCGCCGCTTACCATCGAGGCCAAGGCGGCCTGGGCTGACTACCGCCAGCAGTTGCGGGACATCACCACGCAGGCGGGCTTCCCGCAGGTGATGGAGTGGCCGGTGGGACCGGGGGCAAGTTAAGGCATGACTTGATGCAGGCTAAAGGGCCAAACGCATGGCGATGAATTGTAGCAATCCCCCGAAGGCGATGGAGAGAAAGCCGGTCATTCGAAAGCTCATTGTCTTGATCTTCATTGGAAGAGGAGTGGGCGCTTCGATGAGGTATTCAACTGGTCGTCCAACGCCCCCTTCCATGATGAAGAGCAGCACAGCGCCCAATATAGCGAGCAGAAGACCGGTTTGTCCGATGGGCAGTGGCCAGAATATTAGAAATTCAGCGGCAACAAGCGCTCCCGACCACAAAACGACAAACCGCATATATCGAGGAAGACCGTGGAACGACTCAAGGTAAACAACTTGATTTTTGGGTGCCGGGAAGTGGCGAAGAATGTGGATGTGGATACGAAGGTTTCCAGAAGGGTCTAACTCCTTACTGATGCGCGCGGCCTCGCCAGACCAATCCGTCTCATCGTCTACAACGTTAATGTCAACACTTCCATCACAGGTAATTGTTCCGCCAAGAAAATCTACTCGTATCACTCCTGGGGTGGTACGCACTTTATCCATAACCGCTGAGACATGCTCAACATCGAGGCGTGGAGTGAATGCCCTGTCAACGAAGTAACAGAATAACCTGGCAAACCCAACGAATGCAACTGATGCAGCCATTATCCAGAAGTTTTCCATGGAGTACTCAACAGGTAAAAGGTGAGGAAGCAGGCGGGAGGTCTTATCCACCTCCCACTGGCCCGGTGTACCACCACCGGACCACGGCCAAAGCCGCTGCTCCCTGGCCCTGATCAGGGGTGAAGGGAAGCTAGCAGGCGGAGGCGCAATCGTAAAGGCGCAGGATGCAAAAGGAGATCAGGTGCGGCAACTGTAACCGGCTTCTGGCCAGGGGCGAGGCCCTGGCGCTAACCATCAAATGCCCGCGTTGCGGGTGCATGAACCACGTGAGGGCCACGAGCCCCGACGTAGCAGGCCCGCGAGCCTCCCCGGAGCGCTCGCGTGGCCACCAGCCCGAAACCGTATCACCCGCCGAGGATCAGTGAATACCAACCCCCGAAAGCAGACCATGCGGGGTACATAGAAGGCCCAACCGGGTGCCAGGGGTTTGGGAGCCGCGACTTCTTCGTGGCTCTCATCCCCTGCCGCCAGGCCAGGGAAATCATCATCAAGCACCACTACTCGCGCCGCATCGTGAACAACTCGTACCTGCACCTGGGCGTGTACCTGGCAGGCGAGCTGTGCGGGGTGCTCCAGTTCGGCTACGCGCTGTGCCCGGCGCGGGCGGGCAAGGTGGTGGAGGGCACGGTGCAGGGGCAGTACCTGGAGCTGAACCGCATGTGGCTGTCCGACGCGGCCCCGCGCAACAGCGAAAGCCGGGCCATCTCCCAGGCCATCAAGTACATCCGCCGAGCCATGCCCACGGTGGCGTGGATTCAGAGCTTCGCGGATGAGCGCTGCGGCCGCTGGGGCGTGGTCTACCAGGCCGCGAACTTCCTGTACTGCGGCCACCACGTGACGGAGTTCTATGAACTGGACGGGGAGACGTATCACAAGATGCTGCTGACGGCGCACCTCAAGGGCGGCCAGCGCGGAGAACACTTGAGGCAGAACCTACACCGGGCCGTATGCCGAAGCCTGCGGCAGTTCCGGTATGTGTACTTCCTGAAGCGTGATTGGATGGCCCGCCTGCGGCTGCCAGCGCGGCCCTATTTGAAGCCGGAGGGGGAGCAGGCTGGAGGCGTGAGGTGAGGCGTTAGCGGCCCGTGCCGAATTGCGCGCCGATCAGTGCTGAATTGCGCGCGGGTTTACTCAAAGGATGGACAGGAGATGGACAAAACCACCCTCCAAACGAAAAGCCCCTTACGACTTCCATCGTAAGGGGCTGATCTTTCTGGTGGCGAGGGAGAGAATTGAGCCCCCCACACGGGAATTTTAGTCCTTACCCTCAGCGCAGCTGGTAACAATAGGGTAGCAAAACGAAAAAAGGGTTTACAGCATTTTGCAGTAAACCCTTGTTTTCTTTGGTGGAGACGAGGGGGATTGAACCCCTGGCCTATGCGTTGCGAACCCTTCTGCCTAGCATTCCTGACTGAATCCTAACAAGCTTGATAACGCTTTATGCTCTATGATTACGCATGCTAATCTAGAGAGTTAAAGTGTCTTCAACCCATAGGCTGTTTGTTCAAATTTGACTGAATTTGACCTGCGTGTTAGGAATAGGTTAGGAATTTGGAACGCTGGAAGCCTATGCGTAGCTTACGCAAACAGGCAAACGCGACACCTCAGGGAGGCGGAAATGGCAACAAAATACCACGTGGTGGACTCCGGGCGCTGGCCCGGCGTGTACAGCTACGAAAGCTCTGAGCGGCGTTTCCAGGGCAAGACTGACGTCTGCTATGTCGTTGCCTACCGGCTGGACCGCAAGCTGCGCTGGGAAAAGGTCGGCTGGAAATCCGAGGGCTACACGCCCCAGGTGGCAGCAGAAATTCGCGCCGACCGCATGAAGCAGATTCGCCACGGCGAGGAGGTCAAGACCTCCAAGGAAATCCAGCAAGACAAGCGCCAGGCCAACCAGAGCATTGACGACATCGCCACGGCCTACTTTGAGGCCAAGAAGGGCGAACGCTGGCGGAACATCGACGAGAACCGCTACAAGAAGCACATCTCGCCTCTGCTGGGCCAGAAGAGCGTCAGGACGCTCTGTAGCCTGGATGTGGCCAGGGTGAAACAAAACATGAAGGGGCTGTCCGCTGCGTCCATCTGGGGCGCTCTGGAGATACTGCGGCGCGTGGTGAACTACGGGGCCAAGGTGGGCATGTGTCCGCGCTTGGCCTTTGTCATTGAGATGCCCAAGAAGGACAACGAGGTCGTGGAATATCTGGCCCCGGAAGACGCCGCACGGCTCATGCGAGTGCTGGACGAATGGCCCACGCAAGACGCGCCTCGCATGCTTAAGCTGGCCATGTTCACAGGCCTCGATTCCCATGAACCAGGTGGCGCGGGAGATACTTGAAGCACAGATCGAGCGCCGTAACGTACAGTGGCCGGACAGCACGCAAATCTTCCCCGGCAGGGGCGGCAGGCAGCGCACCGACTGCAACGTGGTCGACCGCATCAAGGAAGCCGCTGGCCTGCCCGAGAGCTTCCGCATCTTCCACGGCCTGCGGCACCACTTTGCCGTGACCCTGGCCAACTCCGGCAAGGTGCCCCTGGACATGATTGGTGAGCTTCTGACACACAAGAGCATGGCCATGACCAAGCGGTATGGCCAGTTCCTGCCGGGTACCCTGAAGAAGGCGGGAGATTTGGCGGCGGAGTTGATTATGGCCGAACTACCAGAGGTTGCTGAACTTGAGACAGCTTGATACCAATGCATATGTATTTGTTAAATACTTCGGACTAGCGAGGCGCCAAATGAAACGTGCATACGAATGGCTACTGCAGCAATTAAGGCTGGGAAGGATTCAAGAAGCGTTCGCAGTGACCATCGCTATATCTGTTATGTTTATTTTTTCTTTGGCTTGTACGTATATAATGCAGATCGCATTAAAAAATGGTGCAAGTACGAAAGAAATATTCAGCATTCCTTTAATGTTCATAGTCGCTGGGTTAGCTTTTGCAAAATATATTTCAGTCAATGTGTTTCGCCTTGCGATTACGATATACTCAGATGTTGACTTTGGTATTAGATTCGATGCAGGCGTGAAACTTTTGAATATAACATCAACAGATGATATGCTTTCATTAATTCAAAAGCATAAAATTGGGATTTACATATCAAGAGATGAACTAGAATCGGAATTTCTAACAAACGTAAAGGGGAAATATAACCACTTATTTTATGAAATTATGCAGAGTAAAGATTATATTCTTAAGTATATTAGCAAGAACCGTGTATTTTTTAAGAAGTCAGATTTTGAATTTGCAACAGCAGCTTATCAGAATATCCCACAGGAATATTCAAGTAATGTTTCTAAAGATATTGACGCTATAAGAGATAACAATAATGCGCTCATACTAGATAACGCAAAGATCTCATCTGAACTTAAAGAAGAAAAACGGCTTCATTGTTTGGCTAAAAATCGTGAAGA